CTGGTCTGCTCGCCGGAAACGATGGCTTCGCTTCGTTCGGCTAACCTCGTGGATAGTGACCGCGTGCAAGATGGTAACATCATGTTCAACACGCTGTTCCAAGGTAAGCTGCGGCTGATCCAGACCCGTGCTACCCAAGGTTTTAGCACGGCTGAACTGACCAAGATCAACACTGGTGTTGGTGTCGACATCACTGGGCCTAAGACCTCGTTTATCGTTCTTCCGGGTGCTCTGGCTATGGAAGGACTGTCGGTTCCGGTCCCGACTGAGATCGAGCGTGTCGCTAAATCCTACAAAGGTGGCGGTACGACTGATATTTGGTATCGTTGGGGTTATGTGCTGGCTCCGGCTGGCTATGACTGGATTGGTCCTGAAAATGCTTTCCCGGCGGATGCTGATTATGTGAAAGCTGTTGAGGGCGGGACAGCTAAGACTCTCGCCACCGTGGCTTCTGCTACGCTGGCTTCGACTACTGGTATTTGGAGTCGTAAGTTTAGCTCTGCACTGAGCCTGGGTATCCTCCCCGTTTTCCACGCTTAAGAGATTAATATGGCCTTAGTAAAGGGAACTAATTCATATGTAACTGTAGCTGAGGCTGATTCTTATTTTGCTGAGAGGCTCCATTCTGAGACTTGGAGTGGAGCTTCTCCTACTGATAAAGAGAAAGCTCTTATTACCGCTACTAGCCTTCTAGATCAGAAACCATGGGTGGGTGAAGCAGAGGATGAATTACAACCTCTTGCTTTTCCTCGTATTGGCTATTATTACGACCCTAAATATGGTCGTGATTTAGACCTGATTGATACACCTGAAAGGGTGGTTAAGGCTACATATGAGCTCGCGCTACATTTATTGTCAAATGACGTTATGGCTGCAAGCAGTACTGTAAAGAGCTTGTCAGTTGGTCCTATTAGTCTCCAACAAATATCAACTTCAAAAGAGCCAAGTAAGCTTGATGAGTTGATATCGCCTCTACTTGAGAATAGTGGAAGCCTCAGTTGGTGGAGAGCTAACTAATGTCTCTAAGAAAATTAGTTGAAACGCAAGTTAAGAATGCTTTTAATCTTATCGGTGACTTGAAAGACTCTTTTATTTTTTCAAGAGAAGCTAAGAGCTTTAATAGCAATACGCTCCAAAATGAAATTACTAGTATATCAACAAGGCCTATTGAGGCTGTATGTGTAGATAGGACAGGTAAGAAAGGGTATTCTGCAGAACTTTACGTTCCTGTTCAAAGTATTACAGAGCCTTTTTTATTTGACTCAGTCAGTGGGCTAGACCGTACTTGGAAAATAGTTGGTCCGATTCAGAATGATGGTTATCTGTATACCTTGCGGCTACAAGAGGTGGCCAATGTATAGAGATGTCTCTAAAGCTATTTACAGTTTGTTTCAAACTTCGTCATGGCTCTTAAATGGGCTTTTAATTGTCCCTGAGGGCTTATATGAAGTCCCTCAAAAATCCGGTGTAGTAAAGGTATCTTTCTCAGGTCTTGACAGTCGTCATTATAGGAAAGGTATTCTTTATATTATCATTCATACAGAAATTAATAAGGGTCCTGGAGATCATTTGCATTTTGCTGATTGTTTAGATAGCCTCTTAGTTGGTAAATCAATGACAATCAATAATTTTTCCATTCAGTTTGCTGAAAGCAAGTTAAATGGCCTTGGCAAAGATACTGTTAACACAGCTCTTGATAGACACCAATACTCAATTAATTTTACTTACGCTGGAGTTTTATAAATGGCACATATTCAATCAATCGGCGCGGGGATGTTCTCGGATCTGTCTGTTGCAGTCCCGACTACTGCCCCTATTTTTGCTACTCTGGATACTGAAAGTGAGTTTAACGCTCTTTTTGCTTCAGAGGTCCAGTCAGCGGGTGGCGTCCTTGGTGCGAACACGTATGTTCGTGTTAAGAACGTCCGCGAGTTCCCTGCGATGGGCACTCCGCCTAATATTGTGAACGTTCCGACCTATGGTCAGAAGACTTCGCAGCAGATTCAAGGTCAGTCGGATGCTCCGAACCTTGAAATCACGCTTAACTACGTTCCGGCTGAGTGGGCTTCGGGTAGTGTTCTCGGTAACATGGTCGGTGATGGTAAGCAGTATGTCATGCGCTTTGCTCTTCTGAACGCCCAACCGCCTGGCTACGCTAGTACCGGTGCTAATAACCTCGGTGGCTCGTCCGCTTCGGGCGCTGGCGCTGTTGAAAACACGGTGTACTACTGGGTGGGTAAGCTGGAAGCACTGGTGGTGAACCCGCAGCTGTCGGATGCTAACACTGCTACTATCACGTTGTCGCTGCAATCGAAATTCTACGGTGGTTACACCGTTACTGGCTCGGCTGTTTAATTGACGAGAGAGAGGGAGGAACCCCTCCCTCTTTTACATAGAGATATATATGGATAAAGAAAAACCCTTTTCGATGGGCTATGTACTGCGCACTACGGCTAAGCATATGCGTAAAAGCATTGATATTAGCATCCGCAAGACTTTTGAACGCATGAGCGAGTTTCCTGCAGGTTCGGATCGCTCTGATGAAGTCTTTAAGACATTGGCGCACCTGCATAAGATGAGAAAGACGCTTGATGATTTTCAAGCTATTAATAGTGAGTTGTTCAAATGATCGTTCCAAATAAGGGAAATAAAATGGGTATTCAAAGTTTGGTTGGCAAGCGTATGACTCGTGATACTAAATTCATGGGTGAGTCTATTAAGATCAGTAAGATGAGTACGAAGCAAGTTCTGGAGATTCAGAATTATGCTAAGGATGCTTCTGATGAAAGCCAAGAAGGTCTTGAAGTCCTGAAGCGCATCATCCGTAATTCCGTTGAAGGTGCTGATGAGCTTAGTGATGATGACTTCCTGAATTTTCCTATGGATGAACTGAACAATCTTTCCAAAGAGATTATGAAGTTTTCCGGTTTGGATTCTGATGCGGGAAAGTAAGGTTATCTTCTGAGGAGCTTGAGCTCTATGAAGTGGCATACCATTTGCGTATGCCACTTTATATGCTAATGGAAATGCCTTATGACGAACTATTAGGGTGGTTTGAATATTTTGATCGAAGACCTATAGGTTGGAGAGATGATTTAAGAGCTGTCCCAATGTTACGTACGCAAGGTGTTAAAGAAGCCCCTGAGAAGATTTTTTCATCCTTAGCTAAAGTATTCAAGAAAGAAGAGCCGAAAGAAGAAGGTCGGATTTCATTTGATGAGTTGAAGAACTCTACATTCTTTTCTAAGATGCTTGGTGCTACAGGAGGAGATCAGCTTGAAATTTTTAAAAATTGATTATAAGAGTATCGAAAAACGATTAAAAGCTGATTATGCTGTCAATGAAAAGGCGATTGCAGAGGAAGCTTTTAAGAAGTTAGTAGAGGTTACACCTGTAGACACAGGGATGGCTAGAGACGGTTGGAAGCTTACGAAAAAAAGCAAGGGGTTTTCTATCGAGAACCCTGTCCCTTATATCAAGATACTCAATACAGGGAGCTCTAAACAAGCTCCTGCTATGTTTATTGAACAAGCTTTATTAGATACAAAAGGTATTAAGCCTGATAGTATTTCAGTAACATATGATGAATAACCCGGCGATGTTTGCCGGGTTTTTAACAAGGACTTTTCATGTCAGTTGAAATTGATATTCAAACAAGAGATGATCAGCTCCGAAAAGACATAGCTCAAATAAATCAAGAGTTAAGAAAAATATCAGCTAATGCAGCTGCTGTAGGTAAGTCTTTAACAACTGCCTTTGCAACTACTAATATTAGTAAATTATCAACACAAACTCTGGCAGGAGCTAATAGCTTTTCAGTGCTGGAACGCAAGGCTAAGTCGTCTTTTCAAACAGTAAAGAAAGAAGGTGATGAAGCTGTAAAAACTACTAATGCCCTATCTAATGCTTTTAGAAATCTTGCAATAACCTTTGGGGCAGCTTTTTCAGCTAAGAGCTTTTACAGCGCAGGCGACGAGCTTACTGCCCTCCAGAATAAACTTAAACTTGTTGTATCTGATTCCAAAGAGCTAGTTGCCGTACAAGACGAGCTTTATCGTATTTCTGTAGATACGCGTGGTACACTATCCTCAAGCATTGACCTCTACTCGCGTTTTGGAAAAGCTCTGGAGAAGACCGGGATTTCTCAAGAACGTCTTCTTAAGGTAACAAAAGCAGTTAATCAAGCTGTAGCCATCTCGGGTCAGCCCATCGAGTCTTCTGCTGCCGCTTTGTTTCAATTAGGACAGGGCTTATCTTCAG